ATTTTGATATGCAATGCGAAATATCATATCCGCATATTTTACAATTACTTGTTCGATTTTGTTTTTCGGTACCGAATGAATCACTCATTTGTAACCTCCCTTTACTGTTAATACAACTGCAAACACACATTTTCGTGCATAATTTTAAATTTTTTTAACTTTATAATACCAAATTAATGTCTGTTTGTAAAAACAGTGAATATATAAAACCGCGTAAACAAAAAGACCTTATCCATAAACGAATAATGTCTTTCCTTGGAACTGATAACGGGCAATTGTAATTATTCAAACTCTTTGCCTCGCCTGCTACGGCTTGTTCACAGTCATATTTTCTTCAACTCTACGCCCTAAAAACAGTCCACCGGACTGTTTTCTTTACGGGCTTTTTACGGGCTTTCAAATCCCGTTTTGCAATTTCATCTTTAATCAAAAAAGATATTACCCACAAATTCGGATAATATCTTTTCCTTGGAGCTGATAACGGGTGATTGTAATTATCCAAACTCTTTGCCTCGCCTACTGCGGCTTGTTCACAGTCATATTTTCTTCAACTCTACACCCTAAAAACAGTCCACCGGACTGTTTTCTTTACGGGCTTTCAAATCCCGGTTTTACAATTTCATCTTTAATCAAAAAAGATATTACCCACAAATTCGGATAATATCTTTCCCTTGGAGCTGATAACGGGATTTGAACCCATTAGAAAATCACTCAAAAAGCCGATAAAATCAAGCATTTATTTTCTTCGTGTCATCTTTTGTGTCATCTGAAAAATTATCACTGAAAATATCTACAACACGAGCTGACATTTTGCTTGTCTTATCTCTTAGAGTGTGTTGATAGATTTGATGTAACATATCAACAGTCTGCCAGCCACCTATTTCGGCAATATATTGGTCCGGAATACCACGAGCGTGGCATTCAGAAGCGAAATAGTGACGGAGCTTGTGAAAACTAAAATGCGGTACATTTGCTTTTGCTACAAGATGATTGAACGCACTTGAAAGCGTTGTAGGAGAAATTCCAAAATACTTCCAACCCTTACATTCTTTTATCAGCTCAGGAGGCAGCGGAACAAAGCGAGTGCCGGCTTCTGTTTTTGTAGTTTTAACTACAAACTTTCCGTCACTATCTGCTACTACGGCTTTGTTAATATTAACACCGAAATCGTTGAAATCATTAATTGTTAATGCGCATATCTCCGAGCGGCGAAGTGAACCCTGACTTGCAAGCATAATAGGCACTTTAATTTTATCGTTAGCAAGTTCAAGTAATTTATTTATTTCTTTCGTAGTTGGTATCGTATATTGTGGTTTAATTTTTTGCGGTAGTGTAGTATGTAGAATTAAAGAGGGATAATAAGTTTTAAGGACAGCTGAAAGTAGTCCGTGGGCATTTCTGACAGTCTTGGGACTATGACAAGCAGACAGAGAATTGACAGAGTTCTGAATCATAACTGCTGTAAGTTTAGTGAGCTTAAAAGGCATTAGTTCAGAAAAGTAATTGCGCCTGCATTGACGGTAACCTACTATTGTTGATGGACTCAGTACCGAGGATTTACTTTCTATATACCTATCGTATGCCTGCCCAAGTGTTAAGTCATTATAATCAATATTAGATAAATTCAAAGACAACTCAAATCTATCGGCTTCTTTTTTCGCTTCTTTTTTTGTCGGAGCTGTAATTGATTTGTACATCTTCTTCCCATCTTTGTTTTTGCCAATGAAAACACGCACTCGCCAAGATCCTGACGGAAGTTTTTTCGGTTCTGCCATAAATAATAACACTCCTTTTTTTTATAAAAAGGGTGCAAAAATCCCCTTGTGCTAAGAGTTGCAAAACACAAGGGATTGTGATACAATACTATTGCAATCAATTGCATCATCTGCACCCTGTGTAGGTGATATTCTGCTCTGTTCGAGGACCAGTCGAGCAGGGCGGCTTTTTTTATGATTTATTTGCAATAATCAATTTCACTTTTGCGTTGTAGCTGATTTTTTCATTCTCATCGTAATGCTCTCCAACGGTAAAATCATTAATGCCAAGTATACGCTCTTGATTTGATTTTACAAAAGCAACATCTTCTCTATGAAGATTTCCAACATCATATCCGTTAGCAATAATTCTGATAGCCGGCTCACCCTTGAAATCGTATTCTTCTATTTTTACATTAATAGCTTTACCGGATTTTTTGTCAACTTTTAACTTTTTCAGATATTTTTGACGGTCATCAAATGTTACACCTGCAACTTTAAAAACCTTAATATGTGATTTTCCTGTTTCAGGAGTTGATTTTGACGGTTCTTGCTTTTTGCCAAATAATTTAGATAATAAACCCATTTTTTACGCTCCTCTTTTTATTTAATAAAATGCATTTCATTGACAATATATGTCACATAATGTAAAATAGTAGCGAGGAGTGCGCTTTCTTCTCATATCTTTTTTAGTCAGTCATAGCTCCACCTGTGACTGACTTTTCTTTTTATTGATAAATTCTATAAACTGCTTTACTACTTCTCTTTCGAGCGGATGCTTATAGAAAGCATTTCTTTTTTCAAGTTCTTGCATTCTGTTAGCTCTGTAAGTTGCTGCTTCAAGACTTATGTTACAGAGCATAGATATTTCCGCAGCGGTTAAAATCTGCAATTCGTGCAGAACGCACGCAGGAGCAAGCAAGTCACGAGCGAATACATTAGCTGCGCTCTCGGTATCATTCTGTACTGCAAATGTTCTGTATGCTATTTGGCCCACGAGCATATGTCCGAGCAAAATGTGTCCTAATTCGTGAGCAATAGTGAACCGGCAGCGCTGTGAACTATCTGTATCTCTATATACAATTATAAAACTGTTATTATTTACAATTGTAACACCGCTTGCATCGTTTTGAAGAATATTAACATCGCTGTTTTTAACTAAGTTGATATCATTTGATTTTCTAATAATATTCGTAACTGTGACAGGCAGTGTCCTAATATCGTAGTCTAATATACATTGCCACGCAGCGTTACGAGCATTTTTATATTTACCATAATCCATTTTATCGCACCTCATAGGTATTTTAACCCATAAGGTGCTTTTTATTTACAAATTACAGATCGGATTCATCTTCAACAGATTTAGCATTTTTAAGCAATTCAAGTTTTTCTTTTGAAATTTTTTGAAATTCAATAGGCCTGTTATCGCTGCTTCTCGCAGCGGTTAAAACTGTAACATACTCTTCATTTGAATCATCTTCCACCCCGAGCAGTTTGTCAACCGCTGGCTGCATTTCAGGTTTATTACGATATGCATTAATAACTTTCTTTTCATGATTAGAAAAAATATCATTATTATTATCATTTTCAGACTGTGTTGGTAGCGTCGATGAAAGTTCAGAATCAGTCCATCCCATAATATAAGCAGGAGTAGTATCTAAAGCCTTACAAAGCGGTTCTAAGACACTCGTTGGTAATTTTTCAATCTCGTTACTTTCATATCTATAAATTGTAGCTCTATTTTTACCAATTAACTCCGCAAGTTTATCAACCGATATATTCTTTTCTTCTCGCAATTTTTTTATGCGTTCTCCGATTGTCATCAATTTCATCTCCTTGTTGAGTATTATATCACAGCAGTTGCACAATTGCAACTATTTTTTTAAAAATAAAAAAATAAATAGCATAAATGCGAAAAAGTGTATTGACATTTATTAAAATTAATGCTATTATATAGTTGTCGCAGAAATGCAACGCACGGAGGTGATTAATTTGACTAATGTTGATAAATTAAAAGGAGCTATTAAGGAAAAAAGATTAACTCCTGAAAAAGTCGCAGAAAGCATAGGAATTGATAAAAGTACGATGTATCGAAAACTCTCTAATGGTGGCGATGATTTTACAATTAGACAAGCCGACGCTATTACTCGAGTTCTTGGATTATCTGCAAAAGAGGCACAAGCTATTTTTTTTAGTCAGTTTGTCGCATAATTGCAACAAGAGAATAGTTAAAATCAGCATAAGAGGTGATTACATGCCAAAACTGAAAAGAACAACAAAAGCTGAACAGGAGCAAGCATATATGTCGAGAGTAGCACAATGTCTTTTCTTTCGATTGAACTGTATCGGTTATGACAGAGAAAAAATCAGCAAACTCTTTGGCATTAATCCTGCTACCTGTTCAGCACGCAAAAACAAAAGTCCTGAAAATTTCAGACTTGAAGAAATCGTCAGAGCTGCGGAAGTCCTTGGAATTAAACCATATGAACTTTTGATTGACCCCGACGAAATGAAAGGAGAATGGAAATGGAAGTAATTATCAACAAATCTAAATCGTGTTCGTTTAACGAGGTTAAGCTTAGCGGAACATTCTTGACAGATGACGATGTGCTTATGATGAGAATTTCTGAATCGGTTGCAATCTGTTTTTCAGACGGGGAAGTGTATTTCTTCAAAGGCAACGAGAGGTGTCGACTGAAAGACTGCGTCATTGTTGAGCGTGAAGTCTTTGAACACCTCAAGCAGGAGGCAGACCATTATGAATAAAGCCGAAAGAGTTTTAATCAGTATCAAAGACGGCGAAGTGATGACCTTGCAGGGGCTTGATACGGTTACGGCTGAAAGGCTTGAGGACATACTGAATTATGTCGCAGAAGTTAAGGAAAGCCTTGATAATCACAAACTTTGCAACAAAGCAATCGGATTTAAGCGTGTTGTTAAGAACTGCAAGAAGTTTATTAAGTGCTGCAAATACGCAGCGAAAAATTAAGGAGGTGTAACAGATGAAAAAGTATTTAAGTTCCGATGAAAACGGCATACCCATTGTTGTTACATACCACCAAAGTGGTTTTGTGGACAGCGAATTGCTTACAGATGAGCCAGAACTGATTCAAACAGTCACTAAAATTTGGATTAGTTGGTGCTGTATTCCTGCCAAATCTAAAAATTCAAACGCAAACAGTTATGCATTGAAACACTGTTTCGAGCGAATGACAGGTATTTATTTAACAAATAATCAATTCAAACAAGCTATGTTACTTTGTAGCTTATACCCTGATTGTCCTTACTCAAAATTAAATTGGGACTATAGCCTCAGTAGAAAGTCTTTATGCTTTCGTTCTCACAAACATACAAAATATCGTTATTTGATTTCAAAAATGATTATTAATAAAATCGCAAAAGAAGAAAACCGCTGACAGCACAGCAATGCTTTCAACGGTTCAAGGATATAATATGAAATCAATCAACATTATTATATCCTTAATTTTATAAAAAATCAAGGAGGAAACAAAATGTTAAATAACAAAGGACAGATTGTCATTTTCGCAGACAAAGCCACATCAGGCTCAAATGTAGTATCTGCTTGTGTATCAGATGAAACCGCAAAGGCTCTTAACGAACTTTGCGAGAAGTCCGGAAAGAAGATGTCGAGCCTTGTTCGCACTCTGATTGAGGACGCTATCAGCTTAGTTACGATTGTGGGGGGAGTAATATGAAATCGACAAAAAAGGTAATAACCGACTGGGAAAATGTACCTCTTTATATGGATTTACCGTATGTATCAATGCTATTTGGCTTTTCGGTTGAATGTCTTAAGAAAAAAGCACAAAAGGGTATTTTCCCAGCCAAAAAAATGTATGGTGAATGGCGTATCTCAAAAGAAGACGCAAAAAAATATTATGATTCACTATAAGGAGGCATAACCAATGGCACTCAGACACATTAAAACAAAACGCAGTCTTAAGGATGAGAACAAGCACTTACATAGCTTAGTCAAGCACCTGCAGATTGAGCTTGAGAACGCAAGGCTTGACCTTTGCATTAAGAATGACGCAATCAACGGTTACAAAAACGAAAACGCAAGGCTTAGACAACGCATTAACAGTATGTATGAGTATGATGTTTTTGGAGAGGAGGTGTAACGGATGAAAAAAGGGACAACAATCGAAAGCGGATACGATGCTTCGGGGCGCTGGTGTCTGAAACTTCGAAAAGCTAAAGGCAAGTTTACGCTTGATGAAATAATTGAAGCGGCGAAAGAATGGGAAGAAGATTACTACGCTGTGATTATTAAAGCAATGAGCGATGAGACAGCACAGTATTACGACGATGACCTTGACGGCGATTGCGTGACATTGTATCGTGCTACAGATTTTATAAGCAATGAGGTGTAACCGATGAAAAGATTAACTTTAAATCAAGACAGCGAAATCAAGGTTAAGGACATCTACGGTAAAAAGCACGATTGTAAAGATGTGCCGAATGAGTTTTACGGCTGTATTCGCAAACTTTACGACTACGAGAATACAGGATTCAATCCCGAATTTATCGACACCATTTCTTATATTCTCGAAGATATGAAGGATTTGCTTGAAAATCCCACAGCGGAGAACATCAAGGCTTGCAGAGCCAAAGTCGATTACATTTTAAGTGCAAAAGAAGAAAACCGCTGACAGCACGGCAATGCTTTCAACGGTTCAAGGATATAATATGAAATTAATCAACATTATTATATCCTTAATTTTATAAAAAATCAAGGAGGAATATAATGCACACATCAAAAATTACAATTAAATCACTTTTCGGCATTTCCGAGCAGGAAATCAGTGGAAAAAGTGTTGAAATAACAGGCAGAAAAGGAGCAGGAAAAACATCTGTCATTGACGCTATTCGTTATGCTCTTACGAACTCATCTTCTCGTGATTGGATAATTAAGAATGGTGAAACCGAGGGCGAAATCATCGTTGAAACTGATTCGGGCTTATCAATCGACCGTAAAGCAAGAAGCAACAAAGCTGACTTTGTATCAGTCAAGGAAAATGGAAACAAAGTCACCAAGCCTGAAACATTTTTGAAAACTATCATTACTCCGTTGCAGCTCAACCCTGTTGAATTTACACAGATGACGAAGAATGAGCAGAACAGAGCGATTCTCGATTTAATCGAGTTCGATTGGGATTTGAATTGGATTAAAGAACAGTTCGGTGAAATTCCGCAGGGTGTTGATTATGAGCAGAACATTCTACAGGTTCTCAACGACATTCAAGCTGAAAACGGTGTCTATTTTCAGAGCAGACAGGATGTTAACAGAGAGATTCGCAACAAAAGAGCATTTGTTGCGGATATAGCAAAGGATATTCCCGCAGGCTATGATGCTGAAAAATGGAAAAACTATGACCTTTCCACGAAATATTCAGAGCTTTTGAAAGCTAAAGATGAAAACGGCAAAATTGAAAGAGCAAAAGCTTTCAAAGACAGTTACACCAATAAGCTCAGAGGACTTGAAGCGAATAAAGAGATTGCTGTTTCAGCAGCGGAAAAATCAATCAATGCAGAGCGTGACAGCTTGAATTCTACTATTTCAAGACTTAATGCTGAAATTCAGTCTGCAAGAGAAAAGTTGCTTACGCTTGATAGTAAGTTTGCCGATAAAGTTAAAGTAGCAGAAGCAGATTTTAATGCTGCGAAAGCTAAGCTTGACGCTGATGTCGGCATTGCAAATAAGTTCATTAACCTTGAAATTAAACCTACAAACGCTCTGCAAGAGGAAATCGATACAGCAGAAGTGATGATTAAACATCTCAACGAATACGATAGAATGAAAAATATGCAGAACGAAATCGAGAATTTGCAGGCTCGTTCAGAAGAATTTACACGCAAGATTGAACTTGCAAGAACCTTGCCGGGAACCATTCTTCAAACTGCAACATTGCCTGTTGACGGCTTGACCGTTGAAAACGGCATACCTCTCATTAACGGATTGCCGATTTCAAATCGTTCCGACGGTGAATTGCTCGAATTATGTGTTGATATTGCTATCAATAATCCGAGTGGATTGCAGATTATTTTGATTGACGGTGCGGAAAAGCTTGACGATACAAGCAGAAACAAACTTTATGCTAAATGCAAAGAAAAAGGCTTACAGTTTATCGCAACAAGGACAACAAACGATAACGAACTCATCGTTACAGAACTTTAAGGAGATGTACATATGCCAACACATTGGAAAAAATTAACAAATCCGAATTATCTCGGAGCATACTCAATCGAAAATGGACAAGATTTGATTTTAACGATTAAATATGTTCAGGAAGAAAAAGTAATCGGCCCTGACGGCAAGAAAGATGATTGCGTAGTGTGTCACTTCTCTGAAAATGTAAAGCCAATGATACTCAATGCAACTAACATGAAAACTATTACAAAGCTGTACAAAACTCCATACATCGAGGAATGGACAGGCAAGAAAATTCAGATTGGCATCGAAAAAGTCAAAGCCTTCGGTGATGTTGTTGAAGCTTTAAGGGTTCGCAATATTATACCTAAGATAGAACCTGAAAAGCTGCCTAAGTGTGAAAAATGTGGTGCAGATGTGCACCCAATGGGAAATATGACATCTGAACAACTTATCGCATATACGAAAAACAAATACGGAAAAGGCCTTTGTTCTTCTTGCGCAACAGCAGAAGCAAATAAACTGAAAGGAGAAGCAATTAATGCTAAATAATGAGAACTATTTCAGTGTTGAGAACAACCTCAAATATATGAGTGTTTCACAATTCAAAGCATTTGAGAATTGCCCTGCCTCCGCTTATGCGGAGGTTACAGGAAATTATGAGCGAGAAAAAACAACTGCGTTACTTGTAGGTTCATATGTGGACGCTCATTTTGAAGGTTCACTTGATGTTTTTAAAGCTCACAATCCGCAGTTATTCAAGCGTGACGGCTCTCTCAAGTCTGATTATATCAAAGCCGAGCAAATCATAAACAGAGTTGAGCAAGACGATTTGTTTATGAAATATATGAGCGGCGAAAAGCAGGTTATTATGACCGGTACTATTGCAGGCGTTGAAGTCAAAATCAAAGTTGACAGTTTACACACCGATAAAATTGTAGATTTAAAGATAATGCGTGATTTTGAGCCTATTTATGTAGCTGAAAAAGGCAGGCTAAATTTTATTGAGGCTTGGAGATACGACTTACAAGGAGCGGTCTATCAAGAAATAGTCAGACAAAACACAGGTAAGGTTTTACCTTTTTATATTGCAGCGGTAACAAAAGAAAAAGAGCCTGACTTGGCAGTAATCGAAATTCCACAGGCTTATTTGGAGATTGAGCTTGAGAATTTTGAAAAGAATGTTATCAAATATGATGCTATTAAAAAAGGCTTGATTGAGCCTGAAAGATGTGAACATTGCGATTATTGCAAGAGCACTAAAGTGCTCAAAAATCCTATAAAAATGGAGGAATTAGACGCTTGAATAATGTGGTTTTAGCAGGTAGATTAGTTGCAGATCCAGAACTAAAAACAACTTCGTCAGGAGTTGAAGTGACAAGTTTCAGACTTGCAGTTAATCAAGATTATGTAAAGTCCGGAGAAGAAAAGAAAGCCGATTTTTTCAACATAACAGCATGGAGGCAAACCGCTGCGTTTATCTGTAAGTATTTTCATAAAGGCAATGGAATAGTCCTCAAAGGTCGCTTACAGAGCCGTACATATCAAGCTCAGGACGGTTCAAATCGTTATATAGTCGAGGTCGTTGCTGATAATGTAGAATTTCCTCTCAGCAGCGGCAAATCTAATGATGATACAAGCAACTATGCACCGACTGCATCAGCCCCGGCTCAGACTGCTGCTGTTTCCGATACATCATCAGCAGACTTCCCTATTGACGATGATTTGCCATTTTAACTTTTTGAAGGAGCAATTATGAAAATTATATCTTTTTACACATATATGACTAAAAAGTATTTCAAAGAGCGTAGTCCTAAAGGCGACTTGGCGAGAGATATGAAATATGACACCAAAGACTTTCCAAGAAACAACAGTCGAAATTTAAAGAAAGGATACGAAAAAATTCGTGACTATCTCGAAATGAACAATGCTTGCGAAGCTTGTATGAATGTTTTTGAAGACAGTTGGGAGGAATACGCAAATAATGTTAGTTCAAATTGATACAAGAGAAAAATCGCGTGCTATTCAAAAAATCTTGCAATATCTTAATGAAAATAATATCAAGTATGTTTCAAGTAAAATGATATGCGGCGATTATTGTGATATAAGCAACCCTCTGTTTTGTATTGACAGAAAGCAGAATTTGAATGAAGTTTGCAATAATGTATGTCAAGATCGAAAACGCTTTATCGCTGAACTTGAGAGGGCCAAAGAACTCGGAATCAGACTTGTGTTTTTAATTGAACACAGTGCAAAAATCAAATGCCTTGAAGATGTGCGATTTTGGAAAAATCCAAGATTGAAAGAGCACCCACTTGCTCTTTCAGGCGAAAGACTATATAAAATTTTATCGGTAGTTGAAAAAACATATAATACTAAATTCTATTTTTGTTGCAAAAATGTAACAGGTAGAGAAATAGTAAAATTACTTGAGGAGGAACAAAATGAAAAATATATCAAAGTTAAGCTACAGTCATAGACTTAAACTCTTTGAACAGGAAAAGCAAAAGCTTTACTCACAAAAGCTTAGTTTTAAAGAATTTGAAAAGAAAATAAAAGAATTGGCAGATAAATATGAACTTTAATTCAGACCGGCGAGAAGAAATCAAATCGAGGGTGACTATTGCAGATGTAATCAGGAAATATTCGCCCTCGAGCGAAATCAAAAAAGATGTAATACGATGCCCTTTTCATTCTGAACGAACAGCTTCGTTTCGAATTTATCAACGCAATAATTCTTTTTATTGTTTCGGCTGTGGAATTGGCGGCGACCAAATCAATTTTGTAGCAAAAATTCTTGATATATCTTATTATGATGCGTTAAAGCGTGTTGATGAAGATTTTATGCTTGGCGTTTTTAGCAGAAAAATATCAAAATCCACTCTGCAAAAACGCATATATGAGCGAGAGCGAAAACAATTTGAAGAAGAAAAAGCAAAACTTAAAAGACAAGCAGAAGAAAACAAGTTAATTAACTTTTTTAAAGAGTTACGAAATAGATTTGAGTCTGAAGCCGACAATATCAAACTAAAGAATGCAATTATATTTGTTGAGAGTTGGCTCAACGGGAAAATGGACATTGACGGAGTTGTAACACTGTTGCCAAAAGATTATTCCGCTGATGAAATTATCGAAAATGTAAAAGAAAATTTGAAGTAAGGAAGTGATAAAGTGACAAATGAAACGGAGGTTGATGTAATAGATCCTGTTGCCCAAATTGAAAGTTACACAAAGAAAGATTTTCAGTTAACAAGACTTCCTTACGATTTTTTGTATGGATTAAGAAACAACAAATTTCAATATTCCCAAATGCAGGTTGTAATGGCAGACAAAGCAAGCAAAGAAGGCGTTAAAAGTTTTAAACAACTTTACAAAGATTATTTGGCGACTTATCATTCCGATGAACAAATGCTTGCTGTAAATTATACTGAATTTGATGGACAACCTTTTCAACTTGCTTGTGGCTCTTACATATGTCATGACGACATTGCTCTGCTTAATTCAAATGGAATAGTCGAGGAAATCTGCAACCATCCCGTCTTGCCGTGCGTAAGGCTTGTGAATATTGATGATAATACAGAAAAACTTATTATCAAATACAGGAAGGGCTACAAATGGCGAGAAATAACCGTAGACAAAGAAATTCTTGCAAGTGCGAGTAAGATTACTTCTCTTGCAAAATACGGCATAGCGGTCAACAGTGAGAACGCAAAAGGGTTAGTTAAATATCTAACAGATATTGAAGATTTGAACTACAACGAAATCGAAGAAAAAAACTCTGTCAGTAGATTAGGCTGGATTAACAATCACGGTTTTAGCCCGTATGTTGACGGATTGGTCTTTGATGGTGAAGAAAATTTCAGAACGCTTTTTAACTCAGTCAAAACAAAAGGCAGAATCGAAAAATGGATTGAAATAGTCAAACCTGTTCGAGCCGAGAGAAACATCTGTTCAAGAATAATGCTTGCTGCCTCTTTCGCAAGCGTATTGGTCAATCCTTGTGACTGTTTGCCGTTTTTCGTCCATCTTTGGGGCGGAACAGAGGCAGGAAAAACAGTCGCATTAATGCTTGCAACTTCGGTGTGGGCAGATCCGACAATGGGTGCTTATATTCGTACTTTCAATAGTACAGCAGTGGCTCAAGAATTGACTGCAAGTTTTGTCAACTCTTTACCTCTTGTGTACGATGAATTGCAAATTCTGAAAGATAAAAAGTCATTTGATGATATGATATACAAACTCTGTGAGGGCGTAGGTCGTGACCGAGGAGCTAAAAACGGCGGAGTTCAGAAAATTGCAACCTGGAAAAATTGCATTTTGACATCAGGCGAGTTTCCAATCAGTTCAGAAAAGTCAGGTGGCGGTGCAATCAACAGGATAATTGAAATTGACTGTAAAGACAAAAAAATATTTTCTAATCCTGCCGAACTTGTATCAGAAATTAAGCATAATTACGGTTGTGCTGGTGCGATTTTTGTCAAGTGGCTGCAAGACGGCGACAACATCGAAACAGTCAAGCGTATGCGAAAAGAATATTACAAGCAGCTTGTAACTAATTCAGACGTGACAGACAAGCAAGCTATGTCAGCAAGTCTGATTCTGACCGCTGATAAACTGATTAACGAAATATTTTTTAATGACGATATTTTGTTGAGCATAACTGAAATGCAATCAATTTTAACTACTCGCACGAGTGTCGACCAAAATCGTAGATGTTACGAGTTTATTAACGATTTTGTTGCCGTCAATTACAACAAATTCAATCCTGAAAAGGACGGCTACAACGGCGAGATTTACGGAACAGTGATTGAAGACAGAATTTACTTCATTAAGAGCAAATTTGATGCAGTTCTGCAAGAAAACGGTTTTAACGCAAAGGCTTTTTTGAGTTGGGCAGTTGAGAATAAGGTGGCGTTTGCTTCAACCACTTGCAATTCTGTAACAAAGCGAATTTGTGGAAAAGTGTGTCGGTGTGCGTGTGTTTTGAGCGTAGAAGAAACCGCAGAAGACCACTTTTTGAACAATGAAGACTTACCTTTTGATTAAATTGTAACAGGTGTAACCGCTGTGTAACTGATTTAAGTTACATTGTTATATCTAAAAAACCGCATAAAATAGCCGTTTTTTAAAATTAAATTTAAAATGTAACAGTGTAACAGCTTTTTTTACATACACACTATATATACAATATAAAAATAAAATATTGAACAATATATGCCACGCGTGTATAGTGATAAATTACTTGTTACACCTGTTACATATGTTACATTATATATAATATATAGTATTTATCTATATTATTAAGCGTTTAAGATGTAACATAGGCGTAACAGCTTTTTGGAAATTTGTTACAGGAGGAATTATGAAACAAACAAAATGTTCAAAATGTATGTTAATGTGGGACAGCTTAGTTGTAAGAAAATGCAATCACGAAGCAGTCAACAAAGTGTATGGCAAAAACATCTGTATTTGTTGCTGTCAAAAGTGCAGATACTCTGAACAGTTCAAAACAGGTTGGATTTGCACATACAAAAATGATAAGTAGGAAAAGATTTAACAATGGAAGAAAAATTAAAATGCGAAGTGTGCGGTGCTTTGGCTACAAGAAAATCCGCAAGTCAAAAATATTGTGCCGGTTGCCGTGCTGAGGCTAATAGTTTTAAAGCGAAACTTCATCGTGAAGAGCGAAAAGCAATTAAATCGTATTCGAACCGCTGCCAAAATGTTGATACTCTCGAAGAAAAGTGCAAAGAGATAAGCAGGTACAATAAGCTGCACAACACGCATTACAGCTATGGCGAGTACACAGCCCTTGAGAGGCTTGGAAGAATTTAAGGAGGATAAAGAAAATGATTGATTGTTCAAAAACTGAAAATTACCTTGCGGAAAAGTTAAGGCTGACGAAAAAACATAAGCTGAACGATGATACATATATATGTGGAATCGCTTGTGGCGACTGCCCTTTGAGCCGTGTAGGGCAAAAATTTACAAAAAGCACACATACTTTCATTGCCGAAGTATGTTGAGATAAGGAGTGATACAAATGGGAACATCATATAAAGCTCAAATTGATAACGAAAAGGGAAAATATGAAATTCAATTTGAAACTACCAATTATGATTATTACAAAATGGTAGAAAGAGCTTGTCATAAAGCAATAGACAAAAAGGATAAGGCTGTATTAAAAGAGCGTTGTTCTCAAAGCAGAGTAAAGCAGAGTATTAGGGCATTTATAAAGGAGTAATATAGAATGAGTAATAGAAAATCTATATCAAAACATACGAGGCTTAAAGTATATCAAAAATATAATGGTCATTGTGCTTATTGTGGTTTTGAACTTGCGTTAAAGGAAATGCAAGTTGACCATATACAGAGCGTGTATGCGTACGACGGTGCAAACGATATTGAAAATTATAATCCTGCTTGCAGAATGTGTAATTTTTATAAATCTACAATGTCGGTTGAAGATTTTAGAGAGCAATTAGGTAAAATACTATCAAGACTTGAAAAGGTTTTTATTTTTAGATTAGCTAAGAAATACGGCTTAATCAGAGAAATAAAAGAACCTGTAATATTTTATTTTGAAAAAGAAAATTTGAAAAAAGTTGTTGATTTTGAGCGTGAAAAGCTATCCCTCGAAGAACTATAAATAAGGAGTACTATTATGAGAAAGAAAATCAGTTTAACGGCAGCTGCATTGACTGCACAAAACATTGGCTTGAAAGTGAGGCACTTGAAAGTGAGGCAGAAGAATGACACTTGACGAACTGAAAACAGAAATATCTGAACGCATAGAAAGCGAGCAGGACAAGCTGAACAGTCTTAACAACAGAAAAAGTCGAAAAGACAGAAACTATTACATAAGCGAAGGAATGGTGATAGCGTACGGAATTGTGGCTGATTATCTTGATGATTTGGAGGTGATAACTTGACGGCTAAAGAGATTAAGGAGATTAACCGAGAGATTTCACGGCTGAGGGCGAAGATAGTACGCATTTCTGCCGAGGCGGATAACACAGCAGGCAAGCTGGGTGAACGAATCGTTCCGTCAGGTCAAACATCTGACAAAGTCGGCAATGCGGTTGTGCAGATTGCCGATATTCAGAGGGAGATACAAAACCTTGAAATCCGCCGAAACGCAGCACTCAACAGCCTATCCCGTGACGATTTTGTGGAGAACTGTTTGTTTATGCACCTTAGCTTGCGATACAGCTGGGCGAAGATTGCGGTAGATACAGGCGGAATAAACACACCCGACAATATCAGAAAAATGTGCAACAGATACCATTGGTAAACTTGTCCGTTTTTCCGTTTTAGGTGCAGTATAATATAAAATGAAGAAATCGATAATAAGAGGCATTTTGTAGTTCTCCTTTTTCAAAAATAACGGCAGACCGCTCTCGTTTGAGGGCGGTTTTGCTGTATAAAGAGAGGTGGTGACGGTGGCAAAGGGAAAGTATGAAAAATGGCTTAAAAAAGAAAATTTACTACTGCTTGAGGGCTGGGCAAGGGACGGTCTGACCGATGAGCAGATTGCTAAGAATATAGGAATTACAGTATCAACATTTTATGAGTGGAAGAAAAAGTATTCGGAGATTTCGGAGTCCTTAAAAAAGGGCAAAGAGGTTGTGGACTATGAAGTTGAAAACGCTTTGTTATCCTCTGCTCTTGAGGGCAACACTACGGCTCAAATATTTTGGCTGAAAAACCGCCGTCCCGACAAGTGGCGAGATAAGCAGAAAGAAGAAACCGACAAAACCGCACTTGACAAGCTCGACAGCATTTTGAAAGAAATCAAAGAAGACGCAGAAAGGAGCACAAACAATGCCGTACACGAGTAAGCAAAAGGAATACATAGCAAACGCAACACATCGCTGGAACATTAAAAGCGGTGCGGTGCGTTCGGGCAAAAGCTATGTTGATGTTACCTGCATAGTTCCTATGCGTATTCGAGAGCGAATAGGCAAGGACGGCTTGTGCTTTATCATCGGAGTGTCAAAGGAAACTATCGAGCGAAATGTTTTACAACCTATGCGTGAGCGTTATTCTTCCGACATTGTAGGTACTATTAACAGCCGAAACATAGCAAAGGTGTGTGGCGAAGATGTCTATTGCCTCGGTGCGGAAAAGGTCAGTCAGGTTGCTAAAATTCAGGGTGCGTCCGCTAAGTATATCTATGGCGATGAGGTTGCAAAGTGGAATGAAGATGTTTTCAATATGCTCAAATCCCGACTTGACAAGCCTTATTCGTGCTTTGACGGCAGCTTAAACCCCGAACACCCTACGCATTGGCTGAAAAAGTTTATTGACAGTGACGCAGATATTTATTTGCAGGAATACACGATTTTCGATAATAAATTCTTATCCGAGGAGTTTGTAAAAAATCTCTGTAATGAGTACGAGGGTACTATTTTTTATGACCGCCTTATACTCGGAAAATGGGTGCGTGCAGAGGGTGCGATTTACCGCAGATTTGCCGACAATCCAAAGAATTTTTACTGTCAAATTACCGACAAAATCAACACGGATTTACCGTACAGGCAGTTTTTGAAATCGGAACTTGAAGAAGTAACAATCGGCATTGACTTTGGCGGCAATAAATCGGGCCACGCATTTGTGGCAACGGCAAAGACAAGAGGCTACAATAATTTAATAGCATTGAAAAGCGAACGACACTTCGGTGAATACGATGGAAACGATATTGACAGGCTGGCAATAAATTTTGCACAGTCTGTTTTTGATTTATGCGGTGTTGTGGACTTTGTGTATTGGGATAACGCCGAAACCGTGCTCGGCAGAGGCATTAAACGAGCGTTTGAAGAGCATTTCTCAAATACCATAGTCAGACCGGCACGCAAATACTCCGTACAGGACCGTATTCAATGCCTGCTGCGACTTATGGGTGCAGGCAGGTTCTTTTACACTGACGGCTGCGATACGCTTAAAACGGCATTGTGCGAGGCTGTATGGAATGATAAAAAACTTGTTGACGAACGACTTGACGACGGTTCAACCGACATCGACAGCCTCGACAGTTTTGAATACACATTTGAACGGGATATAAAAAGATTTATAAGGGCGGTGTGAAATGCAATTCATAAATTTTTTGAAAGGAGTGTGGCAGAGAATGTTCCCTCTAAAGGATATTAAACAGGCTTTGGGCGTTAAACTTGCGATTACGGATGATATGATGCAAAGCATTGAAATGTGGCAGAAATGCTTTGCGGGGCAGGCTTTTTGGCTTTCCGACAGCGTTATAAGTTTAAGGCTTGAGCAGGCGATTACAAGAGAGTTTGCAAACATCACGCTTAACGAAATGACCGCAAGCGTAAGCAATGACAAATTGCAGAAAATCTTTGAAACCGCAACGGAAGACCTTAACTCCGAATTGCAGTCGGGCCTTGCAACAGGCGCAATGGTGATTAAACCGTTAGGCGGCGACAAGGTGCAGTATATTTCCGCAAATGCCTTTGTGCCGATTGAATTTGACGCAAGGCATAGGCTTGTAAAAGTTATCTTTCCTGAATTTAAGAAGATCGGCGACAACTATTACACAAGGCTTGAATATCATAGCCTTGATAAGGACAAGGGCTTGACAATTACCAACACTGCTTATGTGTCTGCAAGTGAGGGGCAACTCGGAAGAGAAATTCCGCTTGCGGCAGTTGACGAGTGGGCAAGCCTGCCGAATGCTGTTACTTACCCTGCAATGCTCCGCCCTGCTTTCGGTTATTTTCGCACACCGATTAAAAATACGATTGACGGCTCTTCTTGCGGTGTTTCTGTCTACGCAAATGACATAAATCTTATTCGTAAAATAGACACACAATTCGGCAGACTTGATTGGGAGTTTGAGAGCGGCGAAAGGGCAATACATGTTGATGCCGCAGCTTTCAAGAAAGAGGGTACTGAAAAACTCAACAAAAGACTTTACAAAGCTGTAGATGTTGACCTCGGAGATAATGAATTGTTCAAAGATTTTTCTCCTGCAATTCGTCAATCCGATATTACGGACGGGTTAAATACATATCTTCGCAGACTTGAATTTTCGGTCGGCCTTGCGTATGGCGACCTATCCGACCCCGACACTGTCGCAAAGACGGCTACGGAGATATTATCGGCTAAGAACCGAAAGTACAACACGGTATCGGCTATTCAGAAACAGCTTAAATATTGTCTTGACGATTTGGTGTATGCTCTCGCTTTTTACAATTCGCTGGCAACAAGCGGTTACACATTCGTTTGTGACTTTAAGGACAGTATTCTCACCGATGAACAGACCGAACGCACACAGGATATTCAGGACTTGAGTCTTGGAATTATGCGACCTGATGAGTATCGTATGAAATGGTACGGAGAGGACGAAAAGACTGCAAAAAAGAACCTGCCGCAAGCCTCAGAGGTAGTTGACTGATGTTTACGCCTGAGATTATGGAGGCAATCCCCACAGCGCTCGAACAGATTTTTGACAGCCTGCAAATGAGCATAATGGCTGACATCGTGCGAATGTTGGTGCTTGCACAGGAGCTTACACCGACAAGCGTTTACAAAATCGGCAGACTTTACAAGCTCGGTAAGAGTAAATCAGCAATCAAAAGCATAGTGGAAAATACACTTGATTTAAGCAATAGTGAGATTAAAAACATCTTTTCGGGTGTTATAGAAAGCGGCTATAACGAGGCTGAGAGCGTTTTTAAAGAGCAGGGCAAGGAGTTTATACCCTATGCCGAAAATGAACCGTTACAGCAATTTGTGAGGGCGGTGCAGGCACAGACACAGGGCGAGTGCAAGAACATTACGCAGTCAATGGGTTTTGCCAAGCGACAGCCTGACGGCAGCTTAGGCTTTACTCCTGCTGCCGATTACTACCAAGAAACTCTTGACAAAGCAGTAACCGAGATTGCAAGCGGTGCGAGTGATTATAATACCGTACTCGAGAAAACCGTAACCGAAATGACAAACAGCGGCTTGCGTACGGTTGACTATGCAAGCGGACACAGCAACAGAGTTACGGTTGCGGCAAGGCGGGCGGTTACAACGGGACTTAATCAGGTTGTGGGCAAAATCAACGAGGAGAATGCCGAAAAACTCGGTACAAACTATTTTGAGGTATCGTGGCACAGCGGTGCAAGACCGACGCATCAGGTGTGGCAGGGCAGAGTTTACAGCAAGGAAGAGCTTGAAAGCGTGTGCGGACTTGGTACAGTAACAGGGTTGTGCGGTGCAAACTGTTACCACTCATATTCTCCGTTTACTCCCGGCATAACCCCACGCACCTATACAGACGAACAGCTTGATCAAATGAACGCAGAGGAAAACGAGTCTGTCGAGTACAACGGTAAAAATTACACCAAGTACGAGGCAACCCAAAGACAACGCAGACTTGAAACCACAATGCGGGCACAAAGGCAGAAAATAAAACTGCTTGAAGAGGGCGGAGCAGATGAGCAGGCACTCATAAATGCAAGAGCAAGGTATGTAAAAACCTCCGATGAGTATGTGATCTTCTCAAAAAGTATGGGGCTTTCTCAGCAATGGGACAGGGTAACGGTTGGCGGCAACAGCCTTGAGGGTATTACAAAGCCTAAAAAGGCCACGACAGGCGGAATAAAAACTTCTTCTTTGCCGGTTAAAAACACAGAAAATCATACCTTTAAGGGTAAATTCGGTGTTGAAAAATCTGTAAAAGGTGATATAATTAGAACAGAGAAACAATGCTTTATTCATCAAGATAAGATAAATAAATTCTTTCTCAAACCTGGGGCAAAACATGCACAAGAATTTTTTGATGTGGGGTATTCTACAGAAGACTATGAACTTCTCAATGCTGATTTGATGGGCGGATTTGACTATTCAAAAGCTATTGATAAGCAGATAGATAAAAACGGTGTAGAAAAATTCAGCATATTTATGAACTTAGGAACAAAACAAAAGAAATTATTTAGAACTGTTTGGCAAAAAGATACACCGGACAGTGTTCCAAGAATTATTACTGCACATAGGGAGAACAAAATAGATGTTTGAATTATATGAGAAAGTTAAAATAAAATCGAACAATATTATTGGAATCATTGTTGACATTGCTACTGTAAACGGTAAAGATATATATACAGTTGAGAGTAGCGAAAAAAACATTTCTGACGGTTATGGCGGAGAATGGAAACTATTTAGTTGTACTTTTGACGAAATTGAGAAAATAGTTCTGTAAAATAATTATGTTAAAAATTAACGCACTGATTAAGCACTTAGCGCAAGCTGAGTGCTTTTTTAATACCCGAAATCCGAAAGGTGGTGTAAATACGCTTGCTTTTTCTCATTGGGCTATATGTACTTGGGGCAAATGGCTTAATTGTTCCGACAGCTTGCTATGTTGCAGCTTGGGCAGTTGTTGCCGTTAAGTTTGCTCTTAGCATTTTTTGTGGACTTACTAAGAAATGAGGTGATAAAATGAAAGTAAAGGTAGTAGTATCGTTCAACGATAAGATGAACGGCTCTATAAACAGACCAGTAAACGAGGTCTTTGAATGTACCAAGGAACGAGCGGAAAGCCTTATGGGCAGAGGCTTTGTGGTTGCTGTACAGGATACCAAAAATAAAAATATTGCTGATTAAGCACTTGTGTTGTGACTGCACAGGTGCTTTTATTTTACCCTGCCGTAGGTTTATACGGCTGAATTTCTACCGCAGGCAAAGCGGAATACAAGCTATGCAGAAAGGATTTTATTATGAAGAATATACACACACTTCTCTCTGAAATCGGCATTACCGTACCCGAAGAGAAAAAAGCGGATTTTGACAAGGCGGTGCTTGCAAATTACAAGACTGTTGCAGAGGTTGAAAAAATCACAACTGCAAGGGACAACTACAAAACACAGCTTGAAACAGCACAGACAGCACTTAAAGAGTTTGAGGGCGTAGATGTCGAAAATCTTAAAAGCGAGATTATAAAACTCAACACAAACCTTAAAGACAAAGAAACCGAGTACCAAACAAAAATTGCGGATATGGAGTTTAACTCTGTACTTGACGGCGCTATTTCAAAGAGCGGTGCGAGAAACGCAACGGCGGTTAAGGCTTTGCTTGACCTTGACAGTCTTAAAACATCAAAAAATCAGGCAGATGACATTACAAAGGCTCTTGAAAGCGTTAAGAGCGAAAACAGCTATATGTTCGGTTCTGATGAGCCGTTCCAAAATCCTGTAAAGAATACAGGAAACGCAGGTATTAAGTCAAACCCTCTTGCAAGTATGAGAGCGGCAATGGGACTTAGTACAGACGAAAAATAATTGATGAGGTGAAATTTTATGGCAAATTCTATTGCACTTTTTAAAACTTACACAGCCTTGCTCGATGAGGTTTATAAGCAGTCGGCACTTACAAGCGAGCTTGACGGTGCTTCTGACCTTGCAACAGCAGGTGCAAACTCAAACGAGCTTATTATTCCGATGATTTCAATGGACGGCCTTGCCGATTACTCACGCAACAGCGGCTATGTGAACGGCGATGTTACACTTACAAACGAAACCGTAAAATGCAACTTTGACCGAGGCAGAATGTTCAATGTGGACACAATGGATAATATCGAAACCGCAGGCGTTGCATTCGGCAGACTTTCGGGCGAGTTTATCCGCACAAAGGTTGTGCCGGAGCTTGACGCATTCCGCTTTGCCGCATACGCAAGTCACGCAGGCATTACCTCTGCCACACCTGCAAACCTTACCACAGGTGCGGCGGTAATTGAAGCACTCCGCAAAGGTACTACTCAGATGGACGAGGACGAAGTTCCGTACGAGCAGCGTTACCTTTACATTGCACCAACTCTTTACGGACTTGTGCAGGATTTGGACACAACAAAGTCAAGAGAGGTTCTCAGCAGATTTGCAAAGATTGTTACAGTGCCGCAGACACGCTTTTATACAGCGATTGAACAGCTTGACGGTACTTCTTCGGGCAAAACCAAAGGCGGTTATCAGAAAGCAACTGCCGCATCTAACATTAACTTTATGATTATTCATAAGCCTGCCCTTATCCAGTTTACTAAGCACCTTGACACTAAGGTAATTGAACCATCGGTAAATCAGGACTCGGACGGTTACAAGTTTGGTTACAGAATGGTAGGCATTGCAGATGTGTACGAAAACAAGACCGCAGGTATTTACTGTCACACAGCGGTTAAGTCTTAAAGGAGTGTGAAGTATGACCGCTTACGCTGACGAAAGCTATTACAAAACCGAATATTTATGCGGCAGAAAGGCGGTCATTACCTCCGCCTTTGCTTATTACGCAAGAGAGGCTACACTTATTATTAACGCTTACACAGGCTCGAATATTGACGACACAAAAGAAATTGCAGAGCCTGTAAAGCTATGCTGTTGCGAAATTGCGGAGCTTATGTATAAAGCTGACAATATTGCTGACAGCGAGGGAGTAACTTCCGAAAAGGTTGGCGATGTGTCACGCTCATACGAAAGCGTTGAAATACGCAAAAAGCAGCTTAACAGGTGCGTAAAATCGGCAGTGTATAAGTATCTTGCTGACACAGACTTGCTGTATAGAGGTGTTGACTGATGTTTGCAGACACTATGCTTACCCTTTACAGGTTTAACGGCAAAGGCTTTGACCGCTATGTTATTCCGCAATGCCATTGGCAGGAGTGCAAAGCCGCTAACGTACTTAAAAGCGGAATGCAGAACGCTGACGGAATAGCTATATACATTCCGTTAAATGCGCTTGTTCTTGCTCCGAATGATTTTTTATTTCCGAGCAACGGTCTGTTTCCAAACGCTGATATATCCCCTCTGTCCCCCTCTCAAGACATTATTGTAAAAGGTGAGTGTAATTTTATCTTTGATAATTCAAGCGACAGGAGCGTATCAGAGAGCCTAAAAGCCTTGCGTGACAAATACGAAATTCACACAGTAATGAGTATTGACCGTTTGCTTTACGGCCCTGCGGATTTACAGCACATCAAAGTATCTGCGAGGTGATTAAATGCTTTTTATTGTGAATCAGCCGTCTGATGTTAGCGGCACTCTTTCTCTCAAGTGGAATAAAGAATTTGCTAATGATTTAAACAAGCATATAGCAAGAGCACAACGAGAGGTTGACAAGGATTGCATTAAGCTGATGAAGCCGTACACACCTTTTAAAATGGGCGTACTCGAAAACTCCGCAACTATACATACCGTTATTGGCAGTGGAGAAATTAAACAGGTTACACCTTATGCAAGGTATCTTTACTATGGCAAAGTGTATGGTCCTAACTTCCCGATAGTACGAGAGAAAGACGGTACGGAGCATATCGTATTCGGACGCTATAGCGGTGACGGCATTATAATCGGTTGGCGAAGTCCTAAAGGCAAGAAAAAACACCCGACAGGCAGAGATATTCACTACAGCAAGGACAAGCACCCGCTTGCGGGCAAAATGTGGTTTGAGCGAATGAAAGCCGACCGCAAAGGAGATATTCTGCAAGCGGCGGCAAGAAGACTTGGGAGTAATGCAAAATGAATATAATCGAACTTGTAAGGTCCGTTGTGCAGGAGTTTCCGAAAATCGGCGAGCTTGTGCACATTGATTATTCAACAAACAAAGTACAGGATTTTGGACTTTCTCCGACAGGTGACACGCTTGTCAGCGAAGACATTTTAGGGAATCAAATACGCAATCACACCTTTATCCTGTACGCTACCTGTCAGTCGCTCAACGACTATGACCGACTTGTAAACAGCGGAATGTTGCTTGAACTGCAAATGTGGCTTGAACGGCACGCAGAGGGTGACATAGAAGTTGAAGTCGGCGACAATGTTTTATACGGTGAGCTTAAAAAACTCACTTGCTCAAACGGAATGCTTTACAGCATACCTGACGAAAACAACAACGGCGGTGTGCAGTACCAATTGCAAATCACCGCCCAATACACTATTGAAAATTGATTAAAAATTGAAAGTGAGGAATTATTATGGCAGCATCAACACCCGATATCGGTAAACTTAAGAGAAGTTACCTTTTACATTTTATTGACGCAAGCTTTGGCACAGGCGAAAGTCCAAAGTGGTATCTTATCGGCAAGGACATTGACGATATGTCGGTCGAGCTTAGTCCGGACACAAGCACAGTAAAGAACATTCTTGATGAAACCTCTGTAAATGACAACGGCTACGAGCCTGCCTTTGACGCAGGTACATATTACGCAAACACAGGGGACAGTATTTATACAAAAATTAAGGACATTGCAATGAACCGCCTTACCGGTGACGACTGCAAAACGAAAATTCTTGAAGTGCTCATTGACAAGAAAACAGGCCCTTATGATGCTTGGATTGAGGACTGCATTGTTAAGCCGCAGTCATACGGCGGTGCGCAGGGCGGTGTTAATATCCCATTTAATGTAACATTTGACGGCAACAGAAAGCAGGGTACAGCGACAATCTCAGATAAGGTACCGACATTTACCGAAACTGTATAAGGAGTGATTTTATGCAGAGTTTGAATTTTAAAACACCCTTAAAAACATATGCAATCAACAATGATGAAAGCACAGTTATCAAGATTAACACCACAGACTACTCACTCGTTGAGCGACTCAACAAGCTGACAGAACGCACAGAAGAGCTTGTGCAGAAGTACAAGAATATGAAACCCGAGGATGTAACCTTTGAAATTTTTCTTGATGTTGACAAGGAAATCCGCCGAGAAATTGACTATGTTCTCGGTGCAGGTGTAAGTCAGGGTGCGTTCGGCGATGTAAATTGCCTTTCAATCTGTGATGATGGCAGTATGATTTTTGAGAACTTTCTCAACTGCGTTGTGCCGGTCATCGTAAGTGACATTGAAAACGCACACGCTCAGCAGAGCAAGCATATTGAGAAGTACCTCAATCAAGCAAAGAGGCTTGCAAAGTGATTGGATTACTTCCTACAAGCTTTGAAATAGACGGAGAGCAGTACGAGATTAATTCCGATTTTCGTATTGCTCTCTTGATTTTCGAGGCTTATGCCGACAAAGAGCTAACCTACGGCGAAAAAGCGGCAGTATGCTTGAATTGCTTATACAAAGAAGTTCCAAAGAATGTTGAGGAGGCACTCAAAAATGCATTGTGGTTTCTTGACGGCGGAGATGTGCCGAAATCGAAAAAAGCTTCAGTCAAAATTATTGATTGGAGCTATGACGAAAGCATTATTTTCCCAGCACTCAACAAGGTTGCAGGCTTTGAAACAAGGCTTGCAGGTTATGTGCATTGGTGGACTTTTCTCGGCTATTTCAGCGAGGTAGGCGACGGCTTGCTCTCGCAGGTAATGAACATAAGAGGCAAGCGTGCTAAGGGCAAAAAACTTGAAAAATGGGAGCGAGATTTTTACAATGAGCACAAAGAGCTTGTTGACATCAAGGAAAAGCTCTCTCCCGAACAGCAAGCAGAACTTGACGCCGAAGAGGATTTTATAAACAATCTTGTATAGGTGTTACACAAAATTATTGTTGACAATACACAAACTTTGTTATATTATGTAACAAAGGAGTGATTTTATGAACAGCAAATTTTACAAAGGTATAACAGTCGTACTATTGATACTTGGTGCAGTCGGAGGAATAGTTTTAGGCGCAGTTTTCCAAAGCGTACATACAAATTTTCTAACTGATACCGTAACCCGCAGTTTTAATTTTACTTTAATGCTTGTATGCTGGGTATCAACAGTATTATTATGCCTGATTTTTGGCGGTATTGCTAAAATACTTGCTTATCTTGAAGAGTTGGGTGCAGGTAAAAGCTCAGTAATCGCCAAAACAACAGATTGGGAATGTCCTAAATGTCATTGTATGAACAAAGCAGAGGCGACGGAATGTTCTAACTGCCATTTGGAACATACCGACAGCCGAGAAGCAAAATTTGTTAGTAATGATAAGTGGGAATGCCCACAATGTCATTGTATAAATTCCTATAATGACATTGCAGAATGTCCTAACTGTCATTGGCGACCATAAAAATAAGCTGACAGTCGCAATCCGTTAATCTATCTTCAATGAAAAAGCCACTCCAAACGGGGTGGCTAAAATTTTTCAAATTTTACAGCGTACATCTTCGGGTGTGCGCTGTTTTTATGCCAAGGGTGTAGCATTTTGCAACGCCCTTATTTTTATGCAGAAAGGAGTGTGATTACATGGCGGTTGACGGTAGTTTGATTTTTAATACCAAAATCGACACAAGCGGTCTTAACAGCGATATTGCAAGAATCAATAAAGCTATTGAGGCGGCTCAAAAGAAAGCACAGTCGGGGGCAAGGCAGACAGCACAAACTGCTAAAGGGCAGGCTGATAAATCGTCTCAGGCGGCAGAAAACTCAGCAAAGCGTGAAATTACTGCCACACATGAAAAAGCTGAACAGGCTCAAAACTCGGCAAAGCAAACCGCACAGGCAGCGCAAAAGGCATCGGAATCAGTAGAGCAATCTGCCGAAAATGTTGTTGATAAGGTTGAGAGCACAGCTAATCGCAACACAGAGGCAGTCGGCAAAAGCACAACGGACACTTGCGAAAGCGTTAAGAAATCAGTTTCTATGAGTGCAAAAAAGGCTAAGCAATCATTACAAACAGTCAGAACGGCTGTTGACAGACTGCAAAGCAAGGCGAAAATGATCGGCAGAACGCTGCTTACCGCTTTCGGTACGGCGGCGGTTGTGAGCTTTAGCAAAGAAAGCATAGAGCTTGGCTCTGACCTTGCAGAGGTACAGAATGTAGTTGATGTTACTTTCAGCCATATGTCTGCAAGTGTGGACGATTGGGCAAAGTCAGCACAAAAATCTTACGGCTTATCCGAAACTATGGCTAAAAAATATGTCGGCACTTTTGGTTCTATGGCGGAGGCTTTCGGCTTTACAGAACAGCAGGCATTTGATATGTCCACATCATTAACTGCTCTTACGGGCGATGTGGCGTCATTTTATAACATCACACAAGACGATGCGTACACAAAACTAAAATCTGTTTTCAGCGGTGAAACCGAAACGCTCAAAGACCTTGGCATTGTGATGACGCAGAACGCACTTGACAATTACGCAATGGCAAACGGCTGGGGCAAGACCACATCTGCTATGACTGAAGCTGAAAAGGTAACGCTTAGGTATAACTTTGTGCTTGGTCAGCTGAGCAACGCAACGGGCGACTTCGCCCGCACTCAGAACAGCTGGGCAAATCAAACGAGAATTTTACAGCTACAGTTTGACAGTATAAAGGCTACAATCGGTCAAGGCTTGATAAATGCTTTTACTCCGCTGCTTAATTGCATTAATCAATTTATTTCAAGGCTTAGCGTTGCGGCACAGAAGTTTAAAGACTTTACAACCCAGGTGTTCGGCTATTCTACGGCAACAAGCAATGCGACAAGCTCAGCTGTAAGCGATATGTCAGACCTTGCAAGTCAAGCGGACAGCTCTACTTCTGAGATTGAAAAAACATCGGAGGCAGCTGATGACTTGCAGAAAAACCTTGCAGGCTTTGATGAGCTTAATGTGATGAGTGACACCTCGGACAACAGTTCAGACACAAGCACGCAAGCACCAAGCTCTGAAATCAAATCAATGCAAAATGCACTTGAGCAATCTATGCTTGACAGCGACAGGCGTACAAGCAAGACTATTGACAATATTGTAAATTCACTTGACAAGGTAAAAACCGCCTGCGTAACAATTAAAAATTCGTGGGAGAAAGTGTGGAATAACGGCACAGGCGAAAAGGTGCTTGGAAATATCAACTCATTAATTAACACTTTTGTAGGGACAGTTGGTGATATTGCAGAGGCTTTTACAAATGCTTGGGACAAAGCAAGCTTAGGCGACAGCGTGGTGCAATCGTTTATCGACAAATGGAACAGCCTTGTTGAGCTTTTGGATACGGTAGGCGATACATTCAGGCAGGTGTGGAATGACGGTAAGGGCGAGAAAATTTGGAGCAATATACTTGAGATTATCCGCAACTGCAATAACTATACTGAAACTCTCAGAACCAAAATTAAAGACGCTTGGGAGAAAAACGATACAGGCAGAAAAATTTGGGAGAGCATATTAGGCATTGTCGAAGATATAACAGGGCTGCTTGATGAAATGTCAGCTGACCGCCTCGAATGGCTTGAGGACCTTGACATTAACCCAGTTGCAAAGGCGGTAGAACGATTGTCGGATGGGTTCAGAAATCTGCTCAAGGCTTGCGGAGATAAGCTAAAGCAAGCATATAAGAATGTTTTATTGCCACTCGCAAAATGGACGATCGAGAAAGCTGTACCGACTGTTGTCAACGCTTTGTCTGAGGCACTTAAGTTTTTAGGCAGTGTAATAAAGAAAATTCCTATTTCTGTTATCACCGGCATTGCCGCTGCAATAGGTACGGTGGTGGCTGCAATTAAAGGTTTTAAGGTGTATAAGGAATTAAAGTCTGCAATAGAAAACATAAAGAAAAGTTTTTCTGCGCTTAGAGATGCTATAAAGGCTCACCCTTACGCAGCTGCTTTTATGGCTATTGCAACGGCTGTAACTGCGGTGGTTTCTGCTATTAAAGTTTACAATCAAGAAAAGTGGAGCAATTCCTCTCTGAAAAATGAGCTTGACAAAACACAAGAGCTTACAGACAAATGGCAGACCTTGTCTGATGAAATGTCAAGCAAAATAAAAGAGATTAATGATACAAAGCTCAATTTACAAGTTGATTTTGATACCGTTGACGAGCTAAAAGACAGGTTGGAAGAGATAATTGCAGACGGTACTATTGATGAGAGCGAAAAAGGCGAATACACAACTATCGTTGATTTGCTTTCTGAGAAAGTGGATGGATTTGATGAACATTGGAACAGCTTAACATTTGAAGAAATTGACGGCAATATAGTTATTCATGACAACATAGACACCGTCACTAAAAATCTTGACGAACTTGTAGACAAATGGGAAATTGCACAAGCAAAGCTGACCTTAAGCTCTATGTATTCCGATTTAACAACAGAAAAGAAAAAAGCTGAAATTCAGCTTAAAACTGCAATGAATGAGGATAATACAGGGAAAATCAAAGAAGAACTTGAGGATTATATCTATCAAAATTCTATTCTCAGCAAAAAAGAGGCTAAGTATTACACTGAGGAATTAATCAAGCAAAAAGGCGATATGGTCAAAACAAAAAAGGCTATTTTAGAAAAAGCCAACAACGGATTGCTTGATAAAAACGAATATAAAAATTTGATTTACAGCGATAACGGACAAATTAATATGCTGCATGGCGGTGATGATGTAAGGGAACATATGCAGGAGTCGGTTGACGAGTATTTGGAAGCCAGTGACGCTTTACAGGAATTGCAAAACAATGTGAATGCTTACACTGATGAGCAAGACAAATGTTACGGCTCTCTTAAGGCTATTAACGGTGAAACTAAGGATTATAATGCTTATCTTCGTCTGTCATCGGAATACGGACTTGAACATGATACGGTTCTCTCGCTTTTGAAAGATGACGGCATAACAACTTGGGAGGAGCTCGAGGCAGCTGCGCAAACAGGAACAGAATCAGTACACAAGAATGTGAAAAAAGCATCGGGTGCCGTTGTTGATTCACAAGAGGAAACACAGGGCGCGCTGATTTGCACAAAGCAAGCGTTTGGCGACCTTGACGGTACAGTTAATAAAACAAGCCAAAATTCTGCAAATACATTTTCAAAAAATACAAACCGCATTTCAGGCTCGGCACAGACTATGGCAGACCGCATTTCTAACGCACTAACGGCAATCAAAACAGTCTTTTCAAATGTTTTTGAACCCTTGTATAACATCATCAAAAAGCCTCTTAACAATGTTTTAACCGGACTTGAAAGTTTTATCAATGGTTTTATTTCAGCGTTAAACGGAATGTTAAGCGGTGTGGATACGGTTGCTAACGCTATCGGCAAACTATTCGGACAGGAATGGCACGCAGGACAACTTGATGAGGTGCACATTCCCAAACTTGCCACAGGTGCGTATGTTCCTGCAAATTACGGTGAATTTCTTGCTGTACTTGGCGACAATAAGAGAGAACCTGAGGTAGTATCTCCTATTTCCGCTATGAAACAGGCTATGGCTGAGGTGCTTTCTGAATACGGCGGAACAGGCAACGGCGGTGATATTCACATTACCTTGACTATGCCTGACGGCAGAGTGCTTTTTGAGGCTGTTGCTGATGAGAACAACAAAATCAAGAAACGCACAGGCAGGTCCGCTTTTGCGTAAGGAGGGATAAGATTGAGTGAATTTAAAGGCTATTTAATTAAATTTCCGAAAAACGGCTTGCAGTTTCCACATAAGCTCATAGCTAAAGAGAGTTATCAAGCCACACCTTTACAGCGTACGGAGATTAAAGCTTATCGTGACAGCAACAACCTTTTAAGGCGAGTAACATCACCGAACAACAAAACTAAGATTACATTCAATACCAAGGACGGTCTTACCCTTGCTGAAATGAGAACTATTCGCAGTGTTTTAAACGGTGCTATGTCAAATTCTCAGCAACGCAAGCTCAATGTTGAATACTGGGACGATGAACTTCTTGCGTACCGCACTATGACCGCATATATACCCGATATAACATACACGCCAAAGCTTATTACCGCAGACAACATTAAATATGCGGCGGTAACATTTACATTTATTGAATATTAAGAGGTGGTTAATTTGCTTGAAGTTTCAAGTCTGCACAAAAAGCAGGCAATTGAAAATCTGATTGAAAACACGCTTACAGTTTCATTTCCAAACGGTGAATACGAGGACATTACCGAGGAAAACATAGCAAGCGAAAGTATGACCCTTAAACAGTCAATTTGCGATGAAAGCAAGCTGAAATTCGGTGGCTGTATTGCCGCTGAAATTAACATTGACATTGTAAATTCAATTGACAGAACCTTTACAAATGACCTTGTAGGCAAATGGATAAGCGTAAAATTAACGCAGCGTTTTCCGAGCGAAGAAAAGCTGCTGCCATCTGCAAAGCTGTTTTTAGGTACATCACTTTTGCCGGGAGAAACCGTAGCTATAAAGGAATATTATTTGTTTAGCGGTATTATTGACAGCGCCAAGCTCGACAAGAATAACCGCAATCAGCGGCACGTTGTCGCTTATGACGCACTCTCTATGTTATATGACATTGACGCAACAAACAAGCTGTTTAATTTATGGAAAACTTATCCAAACGGCTATAAAATCGGCGAATTGGTTGTGCTATGCCTTAACTACAACGGAAAGCATATGATTCAGGTCGAGGATAACAAAGATATTCTTGATGAGGTGATAGACCAATCAACAGGCTTAACTGTACGAAATTTCCCAACCTATAACAGAGCATGGCTTGAGGACTCAAATACAATTACATACGGCGAGCTGCTCAAGAATTGCTGTGAATTGCTCGGAGTATTCGGAACAATTATTCCTAATGCAAGCTATGGCGTTTTTAGATACATCGAACTCGGCAAGAGTACAGAAACATACGATTTTTATGAAAACTTATACGCAGAAGAATACGATTGCAGCGGCTACAACGATTTTGTGTTTATCAACGGTTATTCGTCAAGGGAGAAAAAAACAATCGAGTTTGAAACTTTGTGGGGCGATGAGTCGAACAGTTATGACTTAACAAAAAATACAGTCTGCCGACAGGAGGATGACGGCACAGGCGGTTCGGCAATACACAATGTACAAAATCTTCTTAACGGCAAAACAGGCGAACGATTTTATAATTGCTCCTATACACCGCTTACAACTACTCTCGACGGCAGACCTTGGGTGCAGATCGGTGACGGAATAGAAATTGAAAGCTATGTTACTGATTCAAACGGTGATTTTGTATATGATAACGCAGTACAACCTAAAAAAGAAAAAGTAAAAGCCTATGTGCTGAGCCGTACACTGAGCGGAATTAAAGCTCTGACAGACAGCATAGAGGCAAAGGGGGAATAAATATTATGGCATACACAAAAACAAATTGGGAAGACGCACCGAGCACAGCTACACCACTTTGCGCAGAAAGCCTGAACAAAATCGAAAACGGCATATACGAGAACAGCATAGACATAGCGCTTGCGGATGGCAACATCAACACGCTAAGCGAGAGAATAATTGCGATTAACACAGCCTTATCTGCAAAGGCAGATAAAACCGAGCTTGAAGATGAAATAACAGACATTGACGAAACAGTGACAATGAAGATTAATCTTAAAGCTGATAAGGCAAACACGCTTGCCGGCTACGGAATTACAGATGCCTACGATAAAACATATATGAATAAGGCATTAAGTAATAAACTTATCAAAATGCCGTTTGATACAACACCGTCACAAAACAGCCCAAATTATGTTACAAGCGGCACTGTGTATAACAGTGTTAATTCGCTTAGGCAGACCGTTGTGCAGAACAAAGCCGATATAGAAAAATCGCTTGCAAACAAATATGATG